TGTGATAGCAATATCGCTATCAGCCATCGCAGCATTTTACGCAGTTAGTGGATTGGTAGCAATCTTCGCAGCTGCAGCAGTCCCCATCGCAATCATGGGTGGGGTTCTTGAAGCAGGCAAACTTGTCGTAGCATCTTGGTTGTATCGTCGCTGGGCAGATATCAATTTCTTGATGAAGACATATTTCACCGTAGCACTACTTGTTTTGATGCTACTCACTAGCATGGGTATTTTTGGATTTCTTTCAAAGTCTCACCTTGATCAAGCAGGTGAGTCGGGAACTAACGATATCCGTATCGCTCAAATTGAAAGACAGATTCAGAGAGAAAATAAAACAATCGCAGACGCAGAAACAGTTCTTACTCAGCTAGACAAATCCGTTCAAGTATTGATAGACTATGATCGCATCAGAGGTAAAGATGGTGCTATCGCAGTTCGTGAGAGTCAGAAACCAGAAAGAGCAGAGCTAACTTCTATTATCAAAAACTCTTCAAACGCTATTGCTGATCTTGAGGACGAGAGACAGCCACTGCTACAGCAAAAACTGGAACTGGAACTAGAAATTGGACCACTGAAATATGTGGCTGAGTTTATCTACGGTGATGAAGCAGAATCTCATTTTGATGAAGCAGTGCGATGGGTAATCCTGGCTATCATTTTCGTATTCGATCCACTTGCAGTTATGCTATTGATTGCGTGGAACCGAGAGGTAATGATAAACAAAAAACCTGAAGATGACGACGAGGCTGTTAAGGTTGATAGAGACATATACGAAAAAGCCAGAGCACAAATGATTTTGAATAACAAGTATGAAGTGAGTGAACCAAGACCAACAAAAAGGGAGCCGACATTTGAGCAAAGCAAGCCAAAAGCTGATGAAGTCCAGGATACAGGAATCCAACCGCAGGAGGACTCAGCACCAGAGCCCAAGGGAGAACCAACCCCCAATCCCAGGACTGATTACGAATCAGACGTTCAAGAAAAAGTCTACAAACCTACCCATGGTCGACCAGACCGATTAAAAAATAAATAAAGTTTTTTTAGTTCCCCTGTAAAATCAATGAGTTACAGGGGAATTTTTTTGTCTAAAGTGCTTGACTTTTTGCAAGATATGGTGTATACTAACTGTATTGAAATTGAAAAAGTAAGGAAATCGTTATGTTTAAGTTTGAATCTCTCGCTACTGTTGGTCAAACAATCAAGTCTTATGACTTCCGTGGAATGACTGATCGTTTTATCGTTGGTAAGATTATCGACAAAGGTATGATCAAGCATCCTGTGCATGGTTTCGAAATGTACGCTGGTTACACAATCGAAATCACTGAAGACTCTGGTAAGACTACTGGTGGTCGTGTTGGTGATGTTGGTTATGTTCCTTTCGAAACTGACTTCATGGAATACGATGAGCGTGTTGAATTAGTGGAGGCAGCGTAATGGCTTTAAGTGAATTTAAGAAAAGGGAAATCGAGTTTGAGTTGCGTCATGAGGACGCAGCAATCGGTCGCCCAAATCGTTACAATCGTAACTGGAATAACGATACGACTTATTCAAAAGTCTATGTTGATGGCAAGTACTGGAAAACGATGCCTACGTATCAGGCAATTAAGTCTGCCTCAACTCTCCGAGCAAAAGGTAAAAAAGTGCAAATTAGTGCTTGACTTTTGCGAACTTCTGCTGTATACTAAGCGTAGAAAAATTGAAAAGGAACTTAAATTATGAATCTACTCTCTCAAACTGTTGTTGAAAACATGGCTGACTACATCGAAATCGCCGAAAAAACTGGCGTGCAGGTTAGCAAAATGACTGCTATTGAGTTGTCTATTCTGTGTGATGCAATCTTTCAGAAAAATCCTGAAGTTGCCGCATGGATGTCTCGTGACCTTGAAGTGCGTGCTATGGACAAAGCATACACAGAAATGGAGGCTGATGTATGAAAGTTAAAGTCGAGTTGGACTTGACCCCTGAAGAGGCGAAGGAACTTTTTGTTCCTTCAGAAAAGCAATCAGAGTTTGGTATGATGCTTTATGATGCGTATACCAAAGCAGTGGCGGATACTGTGAAATCAAATATTGATCCATACAACTTTGTTTGGGGTAAAAATGTTTGGAGCGAAAGAAATGATGACAAATAGATCGGATTTGATAAACGTGGTTCAAGGATTAAAGTCCGAGTTGGACCGAGTATACGATTGTTTGCATCAATTGAATGTTGCTAATAGTAAAGAAAAGCAAGCATTGAGAGCTGCCATGTCTTCTATGAATATGCTGCAGGTTGAAATGCAAATTTCTCAGACTCAATGTGACTATGACAGGGTCAAGGAAGCTAAATAATTATAATCTCTATTGTGGAGTAAAGTGAATGTTGAACATTATTAATGATCTGGCAAATGAGCCAGGACGCAATGCGAAAATAGATATCCTTGAGAAGAATCGAGATAACGAACTTCTCAAAAAAGTAATCGGTCTAGCTCTAGATCCGATGAAACAATTTTACATCCGCAAAATCCCTTCTTACACTCGAGACCAAGATACCTCTCTTGATTTGAACATGGCTCTTGATTCTTTATCTCAACTGAGCGATCGTGAAGTTACAGGTAATGCAGCTATTGAGTTTTTACGTGTGCTCCTCACATCCTTAACCGAAGACGATGCCGTAGTTCTTGAGCGAGTGATTCAAAAAGATCTCAAGTGCGGTGTTGCTGGCTCAACTGCCAATAAGGTATGGTCAAAACTTATCCCTACCTATCCTTGCATGCTCTGCACTGGGTTTGAACCTAAGCTGATCGACAAGTTTAGCTTCCCTTCTATGGTGCAGCTGAAAGCAGATGGTATGCGATTCAATGCGATTGTCCGTAATGGCAAGGTAGATTTCCGCAGTCGTAACGGTAAAGAGATCAACCTTTTGGGATTCCTTGAGCAAGAGTTTATCGATTTGGCAGCAGGTCAGAGTTTGGTATTCGATGGCGAACTGCTGGTTATCGATCCTACCTGTGACGTGAATACCATTATGGATCGTCAAACAGGTAATGGTATCCTAAACAAGGCAGTCCGTGGCACTATCTCTGAGGGTGAGGCTAAAATGGTTAATGCTTCTCTCTGGGACGTAATCCCATACAAAGATTTTGTTGAAGGGTATTCGCCGATTGCGTATATAGATCGCTGGGAAATCCTCAACGATCTGACGATAACAAGAGAATTTCAGAACATACATTTGATCGCCAATCATAGAGTTGGGGATATAGAACAGGCTAATAAGATATTTCAGACCTACCTTGACATGGGTCAAGAAGGTATCATTCTTAAGGATTTAGGTGCGCCTTGGGAAGATAAAAGAGTTAAGCACCAAATTAAATTCAAGGGCGAACTTGAGTGCGACTTGAAGGTCACAGCCATTGAACCAGGAACTGGAAAATACGAAGGAATGCTTGGAGCTGTTCAATGCGAATCAGCAGACGGTATCGTAAAAGTTAAAGTCGGTTCTGGATTCAATGAAGACCATCGAACAACATATGGACAGGAGGTTATTGGTAAAATCGTTGCAGTCAAATATAATGCTCGTATCAAAAACAAACAAGGCGAAGAAAGTCTATTCCTCCCTATTTTCCTTGAGTTTAGAGAGGACAAATCAATCGCCGACACATCAGGAGATATCAAATGAGAAAAATGATTCAAGACGGAATGGTAGCTGTAGTCTATTCACCGCACGACTCATGGTCAACTCGTTATGGGTACGAAGAAATGGCATGCGATCCTATTCTTGTTAAATTGGTTAACAAAAAAGACACAGATGAGATCGTTGCTTATTGTCACCGTAGGTATGGAATTGATTTTAGCTTAGAGACCGCAGAAGATCTCGTAGTTGAGTGGATTCCTCAGGGTTCGTGCTTTAAAATCCAAAACACCCCAATAGGAGGAGAATACCTGATGCAAGAAGTAAATTGGCAAGTTGCTTGACTCCAAGTAACTTTTGTAGTAAACTAAAGGCAGTTAAATAGGAGATATTGAAAATGCCAAATTGGTGCTCTAATGTTGCTCAAATTAGCCATAGTGATAAATTTGAGATCGACAAAATTGAAAATGAGTTGTCAAACGAGGAAAGTAGTGAACTATTTAATACCCTCTTGACACGTCCTTTATCTGAGGAAGATAATTGGTATGGTTGGAATGTAGAGAACTGGGGCACCAAGTGGGATGCGACCATTTGTTACTGGGAACGACTTGACGAAAACACTTTGATGGTTGAGTTTGATACAGCGTGGTCGCCTCCTGTTAACCTTTATGATACCCTGACTGAAAAGATGGGGTATCAAATAAATGCTCAATACTTTGAACCAGGGATGGGATTCGTGGGCGAGTACATTGATGGAAACGATAGCTACTATGAGTATGACGTTTCTGATAAAGAGTCCTGGAGTGATATTCCAGAAGACTTGATTGACTTTGCTGGTATTGAGCACGACCACGAATCTTATCTTGAACATTATGGAGATGAAGATGAAGACAGTGAATCTGATAAAGAAGGTTGAAAAATCTTTTTTTGAAGAGTGTGACGAAGATGGCACTCGTCGTATTCGTATTGTGACTACTGAGGAAAAGTATTTTTTGAACTCAGACACAAGACACAACCCTACCAAAACTTTTAATGTGGAGTATTATTGATATGACTGACATAACCGAAATGAGTGAAGAACTTGCGCAGAAACTCGCTGCAAGAGATTTGATCAAAAATCGTCTTTTGGCTGAGACCTGTGAAGTTACTTTCACAAAAAAGGATGGCACCGAGCGTGTGATGCTTTGTACCTTGAAACAGGAATTGCTCCCTGAAACTGAATCGGTAAAGGTAGAAAAGGCAACACGTCCTGTGAGTCCTGATGCCCTACCAGTTTTCGACTTAGAGAAAAAAGAGTGGAGATCTTTCCGTATTGATGCGGT